CCCCTCATGCGCTGCGGGTGACGGCGGCCCCGATCTTTGCCTAGATTCAATATTTTGAAAAAGGTTAAGGCTAAGGGTTTGGTTTCAATGAGCGCGTACGCGAGAATGCGCGGGATTTCCACGGTCGCCGTGTCGAAGGCGGTCAAAACGAAGCGGATCAAACTTGTGAGGGGAAAGATTGATCCAGCGAAAGCGGACGCGGAATGGGCGACCAATACGAGACCAGGGCAGCGCGTCGCAAAACGCAGGCTCGTGGCACCCGAAGCCGCGCCATTGCCGACGCAATCGATACCCGAACCTGCGCCAAATACGTACGCCGGCGCTCGCGCTCGGCGCGAGGAAACTCTCGCCAACATGGCGCAAATGGACTTCGATGTGAAAATGGGCGTCCTGGTCAACGCGTCCGAGATCCGCGAGAAGATCTCGAAGCTGCACACGGAAGCGAAGACCCGGCTCCTGGGCGTCGCCAGCAAGTGTAAGGCGCGGCTGCCGCAGCTCTCGGCGATCGACGTCTCGATTATTGAGGATCTGATTCGAGAGGCCTTGGGGGAAATTGCCAGTGGCAGCGGCTGAAGAGCTCGTCGCCGAGCTGCGCGCGGTCTTCCGGCCGCCGCGGCGAATGCTGCTCTCGGAGTGGTCTGACGAGTATGCGTTCCTGTCGGCCGAGTCGAGCGCGGATCCTGGGCGCTGGAAGACTCTCCCGTACCAGATAGGAATCATGGATGCCTTCGTGGATCCGGCGCTCGAGCAGATCACGGTGATGAAATCCGCGCGCGTCGGCTACACGAAGATCATCAATAACGCGATCGGCTACCACATTCATCAGGATCCGTGCCCGATGATGGTCGTGCAGCCAACAGTTGAGGACGCGGAAGGGTACAGCAAGGAGGAGATCGCACCGATGATTCGCGACACGCCGGTGCTGCACGGCCTGGTTTCGGAATCGAAATCGAAGGACGGCGGCAACACGATTCTGCAAAAGCAGTTCGCCGGCGGCACGCTTAACTTCGTCGGCGCGAATTCCGGCCGCGGCTTCCGTCGCGTGTCGCGTCGAATCGTTTTCTTCGATGAGATCGATGGCTATCCCTCGAGCATTGGAGCTGAGGGCGACCCGATCAAGCTCGGGATCCGGCGCACCGAGTACTACTGGAATCGAAAGATCATCGCCGGATCCACGCCGACGATTAAGGATCTATCGAAAATCGAGCGGTTATTTCTGCAAAGCGATCAGCGGCGGTTTTTCGTACCGTGCCCGCATTGTGGTGAGTTTCAATATTTGAAGTTCGGCGGCCGAGAGAAACCATTCGGTCTGAAATGGCCGGAAGGCAACCCGGCCGCGGCCTATTACGTTTGCGAGGCGACCGGCTGCCGCATCGAGCACGCGCTCAAGCGCGATATGATCGGCCGCGGCGACTGGCAAGCGACCGCAGTCGGCGCGCCGCGTCACGCAGGCTTTCATATTTGGGCAGCGTATTCGTATTCGCCGAACGCCACATGGGGACACATCGCATCGGAGTTTGTCGCTTCGGTGAAGGATCCGGAGGAGCTCAAGACCTTCGTCAACACCGCGCTCGGTGAGACCTGGGAGGAGAAAAGCGATTCACTGGATTCGAGTAACCTTAAAAGTCGAGTCGAGCAATATCCGGCTGAAGTTCCTCACGGGGTCGGCCTTCTGGTGGGCTCCGTCGACGTGCAGGGAGATCGCATCGAGTGGAAGTGCAAAGGATACGGCGATCGCGAGGAGTCCTGGCTGATAGCCACGGGGCAGGTCTACGGCGACCCTTCGAAGGAGCAAACCTGGCTCGATCTCGACAAGGACCTGCAGACCGTTTGGACGCACGAGAGCGGCCGCGTCATGCCAATGCGATGCGTCGCTATCGACTCGGGCGGCCTGCACACTGATCACGTTTACAAATTCTGCAAGGTGCGCGAGGAGCGCAAGGTCGGCGGACTCTCGCAGCACGTGTACGCGATCAAGGGCGTCGGCGGGGCGGGGCGCGAAATGGTCTCAAAGCCCACACGAAACAATCGCTACAAGACGCAGCTCTGGCCGCTGGGCGTGGATACGATCAAGGACACGGTCTTTGCGCGCCTGCACATCATCGATAAGGGCCCGGGCTTCATGCACATGCCGGTTTGGGTCGATGATGATTACCTCGAGCAGCTCACCGCCGAGAAAGCGGTCAAGCGCTACAAAAAGGGCGCGGGCACCGTGCGCGAGTACATCAAGATTCGGGAAAGGAATGAGGCGCTCGACCTCGAGGTGTATGCCCTCGCCGCGCTTCACATGCTCGGCCGCGCGACGGTGCAGCGGCTGCCGATCTATGCGGCTGAGATGTCAGTTCCGCTGACAGAGCCAAAGCCGGCCCCTCCGCCAGCCGAGCAAACCGCCGCGCTCGTCCTCAAGACGCAGCTGAAGCAGCGGCCCCACTACGGCGGCTACGGGAAAGGGTGGGTCAATAGCTGGAAAAAGTGACCGACTCGATCCATGAGCCGGTCGACAGCGAACGCAATCAGGCGCTTTTCGCCGCACTCTTGGTGCCATTCTTAATCCGATTCCCTTGCGCATCGAACTCGCCGCCCATCTGCGTGTCGACGATGTTGCCGGCAGCATCGACGCGGCGGCCTGCCGTGTTCACCGTGCCAGCCGATTTCCCTTTGACGCTCTCGCCGGCCAGGTCTACGAGCTCGACTTGATCGACCTTCTGCCACATCTTGTCGGGCGGCGGATCCCCGACCTTGCGGTCTGAAGACCCCGTATCGTCGGCCTGAATTAGCACGCGCGCGGCCAGCCCAGTTGGCGGATCGAATTGGATGAGGGTCCCGACAAACTGGGTTCCGATATCGCGAACGCGATCTCCGATTTTCATGGTCATTCCCCTTGGGTGAGTTGATCAACGCGCCCGAATCTACGCCTTGAGTTATCCACAGCATGTAGGCGCAAAGCGCGACTTTATCCACAGTCTCTGTATGAAACCTGTGGGTAAGTGTTGCAAATCTGTGGATAACTCTGTAAACGTCAACTCCCATAATGTTGCCTACCGAGCCCGTGATCCCGACCAGTTGGCCGAAATTCATCACGGCTGGCGCTTCTTTCAAGGTAGATCGCAGATTTTCGCAGTATTCCGGGTCACCGGATTGGGCGCTTTCCATCCTTTTTGCCGGCTCCCAGGTCAAGAATATTGCTGGGACGCCGCAGATCACCCCGGACGGCAACGTCTATCACATCGCGCTCTTGCCGGCTGATACCCAGCCTCTAAACCCAGGCGGAGGCGCGTCGCTGGCCTACACAGTGGTCGAGCGGTTAACCGCTGCCAGCACTGGCGAGGTCTACGACGTTAACGTCGAGAAAATCATGGTCTCGCCGAACATCGCGCTCGCCGCGGCTGGCGACTACCTGACGCCTGAGGAGAAGATCCTCGCGCAGCTGCAGACGACGCTGCAGGCGCGCATCAGCGGCGGAGCGGTCGAGAGCTATTCGATCGCCGGGCGCTCGATCACGAAGATCTCGACCCCGCAGCTGCAGGAAATGATCGGCCAGTACAAATGGAAGGTCTATCAGCAGCGCAATCCAGGGCGCCCGGGCGTGCCAGGCACGTTTTCCTTCCCGCCGACCGACACGACGCAGCTTTACCCCTGGCCATTTCGAGGTCGAGGCTGATGCTGGCGCTCATTCCCGCCGATAAATGGTTTAGAGCCGACGCCGCGAGCAAAGCGCATGGATGCCTCGCGACCTTTCAGTGTCCGAGTTGCCAATATGTTCGCTCGATCATGGCGCAGATCAGCGCAATCGATTCGCAGGGCAACGTCACTCCGGCGTCGGGCTCTTGTCGCTGTGGGTTCGATTCACCGATTCGCCTTCTCGGATGGTCGGCGTGAAGAAACCGGGCGTGCTGCAGCGGATGGCTCGCGCGGGAATTAGAGCGCTCTCAAAGCTCGCCGGCGCCGCGGCTAAGGTTCGGTCCGTTTTCAAGGGCGCGGAAATGTCGCGGCTGTGGATGGATTGGGTTGCATCGCCGATTGCAGCCGATCAGGAAATGCTCAATGACCTGATGCGCTTGCGGGCAAGAGCCCGAGAGATGCGCCGCAACCATCCGCTGATCAGAAAATATTTAAACCTGCTCGCGAACAATGTCATCGGGCCGATTGGCTTCAAGCTGCGCGGCCGCATCAAAAATAACGACGGGACTATGAACGTCGCGTTCAACAAAAAGATCCAAGCGGGTTGGTTTAAGTGGTCGAAAAAAGTTACCGTCGACGGCCGCCACACGCTGACCTCATTTCAAAATTTCCTCATCAAGGCGCTCGCTACCGACGGCGAAATCCTCGTTCGCAAGATCCGCAATTTCAAGGGCAACCCGTTTCGCTTTGCGCTGCAGCCCATCGATCCGGACTTGCTCGATCACCTGTTCATGCGCGCGCCGCAGAACGGCGAGAACGAAATTCGCTTAGGCATAGAGATCGATCCGTACAGCGCGCCGGTTGCGTTTTGGTTTTGGGACCGACACCCCTCTGACCTGATCAATGTCTCGGCTCGCAAACGCATCCGCGTGCCGGCGGACGAGATCATCCATTTCTACCGCGAGGATCGGGCGAATCAGTCGCGCGGTTACACATGGTTCAACTCAGTGATGATGCCCGCGAAGATGCTGGACGGCTATGTCGAGGCGGAAGTCGTCGCCGCGCGCATCGGCTCAGCAAAGATGGGCTTCCTGCAGTCGAAGACCGCAGCGGACTCCGAACCGCCGGTTTCTGACGGCACAAATCCGCGCGCAAAGATCGAAATGGAGGCCTCGCCCGGGTCCTTCGAGGAATTGCCGCCGGGCATGGAGTTCAAGGAATGGAACCCGGAACATCCCTCCACCGCGTTCCCGAACTTCATCAAAGCGATGCAGCGCTGGATCGCCGCAGGCTTAGGGGTCGGCTACAACGGATTGTCGGGCGACCTCGAGGGCGTGAACTATTCAAGCATCCGCGCCGACATGCTGATCGAGCGCGATGAGTGGCGATCGCTGCAGGCGCTTTGGATCACGCACTTCCTCGAGAACGTCTACGCCGAGTGGATCGGATTCGCGCAGCTCTCCGGGCAGCTCGTCCTGGATAACCGTCCCGATGAGGTCTTTCTCGATGTGCAGCATGTTCCGCGCGGCTGGCAATGGGTGGATCCGCTCAAGGACGTGAATGCCTCGATCGCCGAGATCGATAACGGCCTGAATTCCCGCTCCCGCGTCTGCGCCGAGCAGGGCCTTGACTTCGAAGAGATTGCGAACGAGCTGCTCGAGGAGCAGGACATCATCGATGAGCTCGGCCTGATCCTCACGGGCCTGGGCGTCGGCGGCGGCGCGCAGGCGGCAGACACCGAAAAGACGGCCGAAGAGGTCGATGACCAAAACGCGAATGGCGGTTCCGATTCAGCCGGCAAGAGCGGCAAGTCGAGCCGCGTCGTGCAGATTCTCGAAGCGCGCCGCACGCGCGCCGTGCGCAACGCCGAGCGTTTAAAGCGCGTTTCAATCCTTTACGCAAACGAGGGCTGACCATGGCTGATCCGATCAAAGCGCCGAAAGACGTCACCGCACTGCCGATGCAGCGCATGTATGTGCATTTCGATGTCAAAAAGCGCGCCAAGGTGGCCAAGACCGAGGAGGAACTCGCGGCGATCGCTGCGCGCGCGGCCGCGGGCAAGCCGGATCCAGGCGATGAGGATGACGACGAGGACGACGTCTATGACGTTTCCCTCTCGAGCGACACGACCATCGATCGCGGCTGGTACATGGAGACGCTCGATCATTCCAAGGATGCGATCAATTTGGATCGCGCCGCCAATGGAATGAACCTGCTCTTCAACCATGACACGGATCAGCCGCATGGGCGCCTCGAAAACTTAAAGCCCAAGAGCGGCAAGCTCACCGCCAAGATGCGCTTTTTCTCCACGGCCGATTCGCAGAACCTGAAAACGAAGGTCGACGAGGGCATGCGCGAGATGTCGATCGGCTATTCGATCCAGACATACGAATACACGCCGGGCGCCGGCGGAGCCGCCGATTCATATCGCGCGACCAGTTGGACGCCGCTCGAGGCCTCAATTGTTTCCGTGCCGGCGGACTACTCCGTCGGCGTCGGTCGCGCTCAAAGCGACGACGTTAAATATCCCGTTTTAGTTCGAAACACCTCGCCGCCCCCCGCGGTAATTCACCAGGAGCCTAAAATGACTGAGACAGAGCGCGCGGCGGCTGATGCGGCTGCGCAAGCGAAAGCGAAACTACCGGCTGAGATCGCTCAGCTGGCCCGCAAACACGGCATGGCCGACAAGACCGCCGAATGGTTGGAGGCCGGTCACTCGCTGGAAAAGGTCCGCGAGATCATTCTCGAAGCCAAAGGCACGCGGGAAGAGACCGTCACCACGGGCGGCCCGGCCGGCGGCGGCGTCGATCTGTCCTCGAAAGAGCAGCGGGAGTACAGCTACGCGCGCGCGATCAACGCGGCGGTCGAGCAAATGGAGAACAAGCGCGCGGTGGTGAAATGCCTCGAGACCGAGGTCTCAGATGCGCTCGAGCGTCAGATGCCCGGCTCATACAAGCGCCGCGGCGGGCTCTATATCCCGATGTCGCTGCGCACTTCTGGGATCAAGGAATACGCGCCGCACCAAGGGCGGATGTCCTCGACGCAACGTGCCGTGATCGAGATGGCATTGCGCGCCGGCGTCATCGATTCGCAGACCGTGAATGCGCTCAAAGAAGTCGTGTTCACCGAGTATGGCGGCGAGCTGATCGAAATCCTGCGCAACCAGGCGATGGTCGTCGCGATGGGCGCCCGGACCTTAACCGGTCTCTCTAGCCCGATCGCGTTCCCGCGGCAGCTCACCGACTCGATCGCGCAGTGGATCGCGGAGAACCCGACCGCAGGCGCGCTCGCCGGCAGCAACCCGACGACCGACCTCGTCACGCTGGCGCCGCATACCCTGATGTCGAGCTCGGCCTACAGTCGGCAGCTGCTCGTGCAGTCTTCGATCGACGTTGAAGCGTTTGTACGTTCCTCAATCGGCGCAGCCCATGCCCTGGCGCTCGACTTGGCCGCAATCCATGGCACTGGCTTGAATAGTCAGCCGCTCGGGATCTACAACCAGGTCGGCGTCGGCACGACCGATTTCACCGCCGGCACCGGCGGACCGTTCGGCAACGCCGGCAACACGATCAGCTATGCCGGTTGCATCAACATGGAGGTCAAGGTCGCAAACGCGAATGCGCTGCTCGGGACTTTGGGTTATATGACTACCCCAAGCATTGCAGGCGATGCGAAGAACACATTGAAGTTCCCCGGCGCTGCGATCGCGCAGGGCGGCCCGCTGTGGGAGGGTCAGCTGCAAAATGGTCAGCTCAACGGCTACCGAGCCGTCGCGACCAACCAGGTCAGCAAGACCATGGGAGCGAACGGAGCGGCGAGCGGCGGCACGAATCATGGATTTATCTACGGCAACTGGGCCGACGTGCTGATCGGGCTTTTCGGCGGCGCGATGGAAATGATCGTCGATCCGTACAGCTTGAAGAAGCAGGGCTTGATCGAGGTGACGAGCTTCCAGATGGCGGATGTCGCAATCCGTCACCCGGGCTCGTTCGTCGTCGGCACCAACCTGGCGGCTTAAGGCCATGTCGTCGCGCTTTGTCCCGCCGACCGTACGGCTGCTTGCCCTGGATCACTTCATCTCGAAGCCAGGGCACAGCTCGCGGCCGGGCGAGACCGTCGAGGTCCCGAATCACGTGGCCAACACGCTCATCACCATGGGCAAAGCGCGACTTCTCACGTCCGAGGATCAGCTCGCGAGCGAAATTGTCTCGCGCGATCCTCTTCCCGTTCACCGAGATCCGATCCCCACTTCTAGGAGAAAACGCTAATGGGCCTTCAATACACCGATGCCTTTCGGCGCGGCAATGTTCAGACTTTACTCACCGCGACGACCGAGACGGCGACCTTCACGAGCGGCACGGCAACACTGCCGCCTGGCGTGCAAGGCGACGCCGCGGTCCTTGTGAACCAAGACGGCGATACGGCCGGCACCGGCTCGACCTGCTCCTTGCAAGTGCAGAGCTCGCCGCACGGCGCGGCAATCTGGACCAACGTCGGTGCAGCCGTGCCGACGGCCAAGACGGGTGCGAATCCGTTCCGCGGATTTATCCCGTTCAACCCGGCAGATTGCACCGGCACGGACATCCAGGTCGTGGCGACGATCGCTGCAGGCTCCGGATCCGCGCCGAGCTATAAGACCTCGCTGGCCTTGTTGTCCTGGGTCCCGTAGCGGCGAATGTCGCTGACGGGCTTCTACGCTGACGCTGATATCCCTTTCATGATGGGGGACTTAGGCGTCAGCGTAGTTTGCTCAGGGGTAACGACGCTCGGGATTGTGGACAACGTCGGCAAGGATTCGCTCGTCTCGCAATCGGTGAGCGGCGTGAGCGGCACCGAGATCACGGTCACGGTGCAGACGTCCGCGTGGCCCGATGTGCCGAATCGCACGCCCATCGTCGTCGACGGAAAAGCAATGTTTATTCGCGATCAAAATCGCGAGGGCGACGGCGCGCTCACCAAAGTGCTTTGCAGTGACAAGAAATCATGACCGATTCCGTCCGCAAGCAAATTGTTGACATGGCGATCGCGCAGATCAACACCGCGCCGCCTTCCGGCGTGCCGACTGCGGACGATACTCGCCTCGAGAGCTACAGCCCTTCCGAGCTGCCGGCGATCACGGTTTTCGAGATCCGCGAGGAAGGCGAGTCGGAGAAGGAGAGCCGATGGGGCTACTTCGTCAAGCGCACCTTCACCTTGCGCATCGAGATTCGCGTCGCATCGGATAGCGACACGGTCAAGGCGCGCGCCGCGCTCGACCCGCTCTATGTCTGGGTCGCGCAAAAGACCGCCTCGGCCTACCAGCAGCCGGCCTTCGGAGGCCTGGCCGAGTCAGCTTATGAAACGCTGCTCGAATGGCAATACGCCGATTCGGACCAGGGCTACACGCTCCTGCAGATTGATTTCCGTGTCGAGTACTCGACGCTTCGCAATGATCCGACCAAAACGCAATGACTTTCCGGCGCAACTTTCTTCTAGGAGGATGATTCAATGACCGCAATTACCGTTAATCCGCGCTTGGCGCCGGATCCTGCAAACCTGCTGCTCGGCCGCGGCGCGCTCTACTTCGACCGCTTCGTGAACAACACCTTGATTCGCCAGGGTGAAATGCACATGGGCAATTGCACGACCTTCGAGACCGAGACGAAAGTCGAGACGAAGGAGAAGTACGAGTCCATGGACCACAGCTCGAATCTCTATCAGCGCGGCGTTACGCGCCAGACGACCACGATCAAGATTACGGGGGATGAGTTCACGCCGGATAATCTCGCGAATGCGCTAAATGGCGTGCTCGAGACAATCACCGGTCCCGGCGCCACCGTTGCGGCCGAAGCGATCACGCCCGTTGGCGGCGCGATCCTGGGCCGCTACTACGCGCTCGCTCATCGCAATGTCACCGCGCTCACCGACATCAAGCAAGGCGCGACCACGCTGGTGCTCGGTACCGACTACACGGCGGACCTGGTCCGCGGCCGCATCTATCTGCTGCCGACCTCGGTCACCATCACGCCGGGATCCGCGCTCACCGCTGACTACACCTATGGCGCGTATTCGTATCCTGCGGTCAATCTCTCGCAGGTCGGCACGGTCGACGGCTATCTGCATTACATCCCCGACAACATCAAGGGACCGAATTGGGAGGCCGAGTACTGGCACGTGCAGTTCACGCCGTCGGGCAATCAGGCATTGATTGCGGATGACTTCGGCAACTGGACGCTCGAGGGCATGGTCATCATCGATCCGATCAATCACCCGACCGAGCCGGTAGGGCATCTGATCCAGACGAACTGATCGCACCTCCTGGCCGGGAAGTACTTGGAAAGGGCCGGCGTATCGCTGAGATGCGTCGGCCCATTTTGATTAAGCGAGGAGGGGACGAAGATGAAACTGGGCGGCCGCGAATTCGATGTGATCGCGAGCGGGACGATCGAATGGGACGTCACGCTGCTCAATCTGCTGCAGGCGTGCGGGCTTGCCGATGTGACCATGCACGCCGGCGAGACGGCCGAAGGCCTGGCGCTTCGGGTTTATCGCACGCTCATGAGCTCCGGATCCGTATTCGAGATCTTAGGCTGCGTCCTGACGCCGGGCGGCACGGACCCTTTCAAGTGGACGCCCGAGCTGATGAAGCAGACCTCGGCGTTCCTTCGCACGCTGCATGTGAAGGAAGACAAGGACGAAATCAAGTCGCAAATCAATAGCCTGGTCGCCGGTTTTTTTCGTCAAGGGCTGCTCTCCGTTCGGATTTTTCCGAGCTCTTCGACCCTCCCAAACGGAGGCGAGGAGCAGAAGGGGAAGCAGCCCGCAAACCTGCCGCCGGAGATCTCGACGGGCGACTTGGCGAATGGGGCCTGATGGTGCGCGAGCTCGCCGAATATCAGCCCGACAGAATCGAGGCGGTCCTGCGCTGGCCGCTGCGCGAGGCCTTGATCGGCTATCGGGAGAAAATGCTCGCAAGCGCCCGGGCCGCCTATCAGCACGAGCTTTCCATGTGGACGGCGATCGCGCCGCATTCGAAGAAGAAGCTCGACCCGCCTAATCCCCCGGCGATCCT